TAGCCATATTATGACCATGTTCTATTAAAACACTTTCTAAACCGAGCCTATCGCCGAGTTCAGCATTTTCAACTTTGTCTTCTAGCCACAGAAGACCAGAGTCTCTGTAAGGTTCTAGTACTTCATCTTTATCGGCACCAGTATCACAGAAAATAAATTTTTCAAAGACTGTTTCGCCAAATAGCTTTTTAGTATTTTGAATACGAAGAGCTTGAGCATTGTGATCAAGCGATAGAGAAGTAATCATATGAAAGACATATCCATGCTTGCGATGTAATAAGTCAACATAATACATAGCATCACGCAAAGGAGGAAGAAATCCAATAGCGGCTGATTCGTTAAAAAACTTAACTAACTCTTTCTTTTTATCATTAGTTAATCCGTAACGATCGCCCATGTCATAATGACCTGGACCGCTCGCAGTCATTTCATAACCATGAGCTTGCATCCATGTGTTGAATGCATATTCCCAATTCATTAGGACTCCGTCACAATCTGTGAGGATTACCTTGTTTAAGTTGTCTATCATAATATTCTCCTTCATTATAGTCATATTCTACTACATCTGAAAAGGAATGTACACGTTTATTTTCAGTTTCTGCGCGTTTTATTTTAAAATCTTTCTCAAGTGAATGAGATTTATGCCTGCCTATTTTCTTATTTCTAGAATCAAAGCGACTATACTTAGCCATTAAAAACCTCCTTGGCCGAATTCTCTAGTGTTTTCAATTTCAATTGCAAAATCATTATGACCACCAATGTGCTTGCCATGCCAAAATATTTGTGGTACGGTTTTAGCGCCTGGTACTTTCTGTGTAAATTCTTCCATGAAAGTTAATCCATTTTCTTTATCATCAAGAGCCTTATATACGTATTCTAAATTATTATCATCACATAATACTTTAGCTCGTTCACAATATACACAATTAGCAGTTCCGTAAATTTCTATCATTAGTCTACCTCCAGCATCTCTTTTGTCATGATGTAATCTCTTACGAGTCCTGATCTTACAATGTCATCCCATCCAAATTGAATAATAGAAAAGTTTTTAAGTTGTTCTATTATTCGCATAAACTTAAATATTCCTTCTTTTTCATCATTAAACCTAAAATCAGTTTGTCTATAATCGCCACAAAATATTATTTTAGAATTCCGGCCTACTCTTGTTATAACAGAGTCGAGCTCATGAAAATTAAGGTTTTGCATTTCATCAACAATAATAATGGAATCGTCAAAGGTTGAACCTCGTATATAAGAAGTTGACTCGAACATTACTTGTTGAGAAGATATAAGTTTTCCCCAAGATCCTTTATCGTTAAAAAGTTCTGAACATATATTCTTATAAGGAATCATGTACATTTCTTTTTTTTCTTCTGCAGAACCTGGCAAAAAACCGATATCACGAGTTGGTACTGCAGATCTTATTATTATAATCCTTCTGTAATCAGAGTCTGGCTCGAGCATTTCTTCTAGTGCCATAAACAGAGCTATAAAAGTTTTACCTGTACCTGCCGAACCCGTAAGAACGAGATTATTTTCTTCGTCCCACGCATCAAAAGCCAATTGTTGATTTGCAGTAATAGGATTATACTCAAGCAAATCATCAATTCTAACCGTCATAGAATTATTTTTTTTCATTAGCTGTTTATAGTATTATTTTTCGCTGAACTTGTTTTGACTCTACTTAAAACATCTTTAAATCCGTCTGGCACTTTACTATGTAAATTACCTACACCTCCTACAATTTTAGGAGCAGACATGACTTGTACTAATTCGGGCATTTCATCTAAAGTCATTTGCAATTCATCCCAGGTGCATATGGTATCCCACTGGTGATTCGTAATCGTATCTTTTAAAGTATATGTTGGCATAAATTTGTGTGATGACCAGCCCTAAAAAAGGACTGGCCAAAACCTCCTATTGCATTAAAACTTGTTTCTCAGTTATATGTTTGATTAAAAATTGTTTTTTCTTCATAAGTTTGCCTATTAAGCTATTATCTTGTTTTTCCTTCGATCTTAATTTTTCAATATAGATTTCTAGTTCACTCACATCTTGTCTTAGTCTCTCAAACTGAGCAGTCATGCAATTCTTCCTTTACTTAACAATTAACTTAGGAAACGCCTCCTGAACTAATTTTTTAGTAATACCGCCACCAAGGGTTTCTTTATCTTTCATTTTTAGTACAAGTTCGGCGTCAGCTGGGTGAATCGCTTCGAGCATATCAATAAACATTCGCTCGCGGCGAATGCTAGGGAGCTTATCACCCTCAAGCCCCTTTACAAAAAACTTAAGTTTTTGGATTTGTTTGTGCAAATTAGAAGGTACGCTTTCTTCTTTAGCTGGTTCATACGGAGGTAGACCAGGAGGAAGAGAAAAATTTACAATATCGTCAAAAAAGCATCTTAGTACATCGCCCAATGCCGGACAATCATTTTCCCTTAAAGCTGCAATCTTATCTTTTTTAGATTTAGCGCTTTTTACTTTATTAATTATTTCAAATATATTTAATGATACTTTGTTCACCATTATATAAAATCCTTTATATCATCGATCAAGCGACGGCAACGTTTTTCAACTAAAAATGGAAACACTTTACCTCTGTTTGACCATCTATCTTGTTTATCATAACTATGTATAATATTTTCTTTTAGCACTTCAGGAGTTGACTCAAGATCGATAAGTTTTCTATTACGTTGTATATTACGTAGTACTTCTTGACCTTGAGAAGTCGGATCTTGCATCAGTGCTTCGATAATAGGCTTGCGTAGTGGTGTCTGTCGAGAACCATCTACAAAAACATTGTCACCACTTAATACGTTAGGTACACCGTCAGATGTATCGCCTTTTAGTATAAGTTCTAATAGCTGTTTACGAGGATGCTCTTCTTTAATGAACTTCTTTGTCATAGGAGAAAACTGTGCAATGTTTTTATATTTCTGCAATTGGGCAAAATCTTTATCTGCAGAAATAATCATTACTTCTTCATGCCTACCAAATTCTTGTGTATTCTGTGCAAGAACACCAATAATATCATCGGCTTCACAGCCATCAACTTTGATAGTCTTATACGGAAAGTTTTCACCGAGTTCTTCCCATACTAGATTAATAATTCGAAAGATTTCTTGCCAATCCAGTTTCGAATCTTTACGATTCTTTTTACGTGCAGCTTTATACTGTGGAAATACACCATAGCGCCAGTTGTTACCAGCATCACCAGCGATAACGACTTCGCCGTATTTTTCTTTAAACTTAGAACGATACATGCGAATAGAATTAAGAATCATATGGCGAACCATATCCTCTTGTATATCTAGTTTTTGAGTTACGATATTGCTGATTGCAATGGCACTGTAGTCAATAAGAATCATAATAATCTCCTGATGTATAAAGCTATTCTAACACATCATCATCTGAATGTACACTTAAAATGTGCTTTCTATGAATTTTTCCTCCAATAAAAGCATTATAATATTCTTTTGGTTTTAGTAGTACATCATACATAAATTGATATTTCATTTCGTAATAAGAGCATTGACCTTTAGTCTTACACAATTTTAATATTTCGCGGTGATAATTATCTTGGCCCTTTTCTTCGACTAAAAGTTTAACCTCTTTACTTGAACCAAAATATGTACGCCAGTCAGACTCTGTTCGTGTTCTGACTCGACGTTTTCTTTTTGAATTTTTTGGTAGTATTTTTGGTTTCCAGAAAAACTTTTTACCGATATATTTCATACCTGTATCTTTTTCAGTAATTACATAAACAAAACCTTGGTATTCTTCAGGAGTCTCATCGAACTCCTGATTTTTGTAATACCACATTTATTTTTCATCTCTTAGCCACAAGAATTCATCTAAAGCTTCTTCAAAATGCAAAGTATGTTCCCAATGAGCATGTTCACCACAGCCTGAACAATAATCGGGTGCATGACCTCTTTGAACAGGGTCGTCAATTATTAATAGTTGTATAGTACCACAGTTATCACATTCTGCATAATAACTAAATTCATAATCGTGGATTTCTGTTACTGGATCGACTACTTTTGCCATATAATATTACTCCTCAATATAGTCTATATATCACGCTTCACACGAAGCGCACGACATAATATCTCTAACCAGTTCTTGTGCTGGATTTGCTGATCGCTGATAATAAAATGTCTTGACACCCAAACGCCAACCTTCGATGAGTAATGCATTCACGTCCTTTGTAGAAACTTCAGGATGAATCATAAGATTAAGAGATTGAGCTTGATCTATATATTTCTGTCTTGTAGCTGCTTGCTGGACAATAGACAATGGTGTAATTTCACTGAACGTTTTGAATATTGATTTTTCTTCATCAGACAAAAAGTCTAAATGTTGTACAGAACCACCACGAATAAGAATAGTCTCCCAAGTTTCAAAGTCATCTTTATTTTTATCTGCTAATAATTGCTTTAAGAATGGGTTCTTATATGTGAATTTGCCTTTTGCTAAATCCTTTGTAAAATAGTTTGAAGCAAGTGGTTCAATAGACGGCGATACTTGACCAAGAATAAACGATGACGATGTAGTCGGTGCAATAGCACAACGTGTCAAATTACGTTCACCAAATCCTAACATTCCTACTGGTTCACCATATTCTTCTGCAAGTTCTTTTGTGGCTACTAATGATTTATCATCGATAAATTTAGAAATCTTAATGCATTCCATCTGAGCCATTAAACCTTCGAACGGAATCATTTTTGATTGCAGATACGAATGCCAGCCAAGAACACCGAGACCAAGAGCTCTCCATGTTTTAGCAAAGTTATGAGATGATTCCATAAATTTAATATTAGCAGTTTTATCGATGTACTCTTCCATCACTGCATCTAAGAAATAAATCATAGTTTCTACGGCATCTGTATGTTGCCATTCTTCAAAAGTAAGAGCATTCATCGATGCTAAATTACATACAAATGACTCATCAATAGACGAAGGCAGAGCTATTTCTGAACACAGATTTGATGCCCAGATGCGCCGTCCCGTTTCACGTAGAGCGCGTGGAGCGTTGTTGTTTACAGTATCCGAGAAAAATATGTATGGATATCCAGACTCGCGCCGCTTGCGCAAAACGCGGGCCCATACTTCTCTTTTGGCTGTATCTCCTTCGATCATTTCTGTCATAAACTTATCTGATACACAAACACCAAGAGATAGATTATGAATAGAAGATCCTTCTTCTCGGCATTCTAAGAATTCCATAATATCTTCTGATTCAATATCAAGATAAACTGCCATTGATCCACGACGTACATTGCCTTGTGAAATAATATCAACAGTGGTTTCAAACATATTAGCATAATGGACAGGACCATCAGCTGAACCACCAGATTTAATTTCTGATCCCCGCGGGCGCAGGTCACCCAGGTACGCGGAGGTGCCCGCTCCCATTTTAGTTTGCATTCCTACTTCACCAACCTTAGTGAGAATAGAATCAATAGAATCTTCGATGAAGACGCCATTACAAGAAATAGGCAAACCTTTTTTCGTACCAAAGTTTGACCACACCGGAGATGATAGCGAGTAATATCCACGACTCATATAATGATAGAACTTATCTGAAAATCCTTCGATATCAAGAATTGTTTCTGCAGACTTTGCTATTTCACGTACTCTTTCTTCGAGAGTCATATTACCGTCAATATAACCACGGCTTAAAAATAAACGTGAATCTTCATTTGCCCACCACCAATTTTCTGTTGTATCAATCATGCTATCTCTCCTTAAAACAAATCGTCTGCAGTAATACCTTTTCCTTTTGCGTATTCAACTGGACGCTTTTGGAAGAAGTCTGTCATATTAGCACCAAGTAATTCTTCGTCAAACCAATAAGTCTGATCAATGTGGTGCTGGTTATAATAGATTTCAGTTGAGTCAAATCCAATTTGATCAAGTGAATCTCTCATACGTTTAGCAATAAATGATTTAAGAATATTAGCATCTAATCCTTCAACAGAATATTCACCCATAATCCAATCAATCACAGCACTTTCAGCTTTTAATGAGTCTACACATTCTTCACGAATTCTAGCTTCCATTTCTTCATCAAAGAATTCTGGATATTCTTCACGCATTGTGTTAATAAGTTTAATGCCTACTTGTGCATGCAACATTTCTTCATTACGAGTATACTGCACTTGTTGGGCGCAATCTTTGAGTACGGCCTTGTTGCGGTTAAAATGCATAATAATATAGAACTGACTAAATAGACTTACATTCTCTACAAAAAGCGTAAAAAGAATAATCGAATAGATGTATTGTTTTTTCTCATCTTTGTATTCTCTTTGAAGATATTTACGTAGATAATCTACTCGGCCTTTAATTACCTTTTCTTCAAGATTCTTTTCGAATACATCACTCAAATGAAGTACATCCAATAATTTTTCGTATGCTAAGTTATGAATGACTTCTGAGTTGGCCATAGCATATCCAAGATCACGAATAGATGGGTGTGGCATCTTATCGCCTATATTTGCCCAGAACGTTTTCACTGCAACCTCGATTTGTCCAATGGCCGACAGTGCACGGACAACTACTTCTTGTTCCTCTTCTGTTAAATCTGTTTTAAATTGTGAATAATCTGATCTAAAATTAAATTCATCAGGTGTCCAGAAGCCTTGCCAAATAGCATCGACGAACTGTTTAGTCCATGGATATAAATCGGGTTTACGTGAGATTTGTTCTTCGAATAGCATGTATTACTCCGTATGCATACAAAAAGAGTTAGCTCTAAATCGAATTATTTAGAGACTCGTTTTTTAGTTTGTGTGATTGTTTAGTTGGTTCTATTATATATCATTATCCCAATTTATAACACCCTTAATTTGAAGTTTTTTTAAAGCTTTTTCACTTTTTTCTTTGGTGTCATAAAGGAAGGCGAAGCTAATTCTATGATCAGCCGCGATGACTCGGTGCCAGTTTGAAGTACCATGAAAATGGTTTGTTTTGGCAGACCAACCTATCTTATCATAAATTTTATTATTATGTGTTTCTAGATAACTTTTATCTGATCTACTATACGTGAGTAATACATTATAACCTTTAGCGTCATCATTGGTATGCCATCCCAAAAAGCCAGAAGGCGGATAGTATATTTGTAGTTGACAACTGCTACAATTAGTCATATTCTTTATATGTTGTACCCAATCATAGATAAATGGGTCATTTAGTCTCACTAGATTATATGAGTGTAAATATGGTGAATGAGTGATTGGTTTGTTAAAATCAGTTAGGTTATCTTCTTCTATAGAACCATTTAAATCACATACAAAAGTATTGTAAATCTTTTGACTAAAAAAATAGTCAGAAAGTTCATTTAGCATATGTACATTTCCGGGAAAGTGTGTATAATAAATTAGGGCTTTTGAGTAGGCGGTAGTAGGTCATCTACCGGATCGTCCGTCAAAGCTTCTTCATAATAAGCAATGATAGCCTGTTGATCTTTTACATAACGTCGAAGCTCAGCAATACCAATTGCTAGATTTTCATAACCCTTTGGAGTAATTGTAAATAGAACCACATTGCCAGTCTTAGTATTAATCTCTGCTAGCTTTTCATCTAGATTCTCTTCAGTAATCACAAACCAATCGACCGGAGGAAATTCAACTTTCTTTGGTCTTTCTTGGATTGGAATATTTTGTTCTTGATATTCAGTCGTTACTACTACTTCCGGTTCCGGAGCTCTGCTCCCCAGACACCCCGCTAGTAGCATCGGGCTTATCAGAAGGAGGAGTAGTTTCATCTTCGATCCGTCCAATAAGTTTGTTAACGGCGTTGTTAACTCTGTCTTCAAGTCCTTGTGCATTTGTTAATGCCTCCATAGTCAAATCGATTTTAGCAAAAACACCTCTCAATTTATCTAGATGTTCCTGAGATTGTTGCAATCTTTTGGTTAAATCTTTATTTAGTTGTTCATTCTTTTTTTGATCAGCTGCCATTTTTTCTACAGTAGCCTGTAATGTTTCTGCAGCTGTTTTTAGTTTTACGTTATTTTCGCGTAATGTACCTATAGTAGCTTCTGACCACAGATAATAATTATATCCGCCGTATCCAACTCCGCTTAAAAGTCCCATTACGATTATGATTAAATATAACTTAGCCATTATCTTCCATATGCCTTCTAAATCTTTTCAGAAGTACCGGAGTTTTATCTTTTCTGCGACGACGGTCTACAGCGATTTTAGGTTTAAACATAGCATCTGGAGGAAGAGAAACAGAAGCATTTCCTATTGATGTTGCAGGTGATTCTTCTTTTAGTCTATCCATAATCCAAGCCTTTGCATTTGCTTTTCCATATTCTGTAGTTTCCCATTCCCAACTACTTCTACGCTTATCCCAAACCATAACTTTCCATTCACCTCTGTGACGTTCGTTATGATCTAATGATTTTTCGATTTGATACTTCTTACCACCAATAGTAGCTTGTATCTCACCGTTTGGTCCGGCTCTTTTCCATCTTGGTGTCATGTCATTAACTCGTCTACGGTTATATGTACTTTTTTATTTGTACCTTTATGAGTAGCTTCGTATATATTTAATCCAAATATATTTCCGACAGGATAAGCTTCTGGTCCAACTACGACCCAATCCTTCGGTCTTACGTACTCATCTAAAGTATCTGATATAACTTTCTCATGTTTTACTTTATATCTGCCTGGCGATAATCTGCCATCATCAAGTAAAAACCATTGAGAGCCTTCTGTCATAATGTCAGTTATATCTATATTTGCATTTAGCATAGCAGATTTAATTTTCTTTTCTGTTACGCCAAATTCTTCTTTTAATAAAAACAAAGCGGCCGCATAACTAGCAAACTTAGAATCACCACCCGGTGCTTTTGCCATAATCTTTTTTATATTAAAAACTAGTCTATGGAATGGTGTATAATATTCACGATATTTGTCACGATTTTCTATATCATTCATATCAAATGATTTCAATCGTTTTCCTTTATCGTCTATAATGCCGACTTTAAACGCTTCGGTATCTTTAAAACTTGTAGTAAGAAGTCTTAAAAATCTGAATGTATAAACTAAATCGCCGGCTCTTTTTATTATACCCATTAAATCTTCCTCAGAGCATCTATAACAGTTTGATCCATATCAATTTCAATATATTCGTTATTTGTAATATAATTTAAATAAATCAAAAATGGTTTGATTATAGTCCAATGCTCCTTATCTAACTTTAATCCTAATATATTTTTAGCCGGTTCTATTCCAAATACGTTAAATACTATTATCAAATGATTTAATAGCAATCGTTCTGATAATTTACCAGTTTCTAAGTATCTATTGCATAATCTCTTTACATATTTAAATCGCTTAAGATCTTCTTCAAACGATTCTTCATCGATAAACTTAGGATTATAATAATGCTTTGCTGCGTATATAAAAAGATTGTTTTCAGTTAATTCAATGTTCACTTAAATGCGCTACAAGATTTGCGATCATAGTATCTTTTTTTAATCTTTTATCTAATTCAATACCATGTTCGCGCCCATGTTCTTCGAGCTCATTCTTTGTCATTGCGGCATAATGATCGCTCATTGCTGCTTGGATTTTGCCCTCAGTAAAAGCATCTTGTATAGCTTCTTCTACTGTATCAGTTTTTGGGTGTGGTGCAATTCCATGCCATTCATCGATTTGAACTTGAGTAATCTTTTGACTTTTAAGAAGCTCACCGGTTCGTGAATGTACCCATCCTCTTACAGTAGGATGTGCTCCTTTGGGTCCTCTCATTTTCATAATTTATCCTTTCGTGGTATCCACTGCCATTTGAATTTTATCACCTGCAGCATTATCGCCATTTCTTGCAGGAGCTTTCTTTGTTACACGACCTGCAGCTGAAGCATCATCATGACCCTTCTTTTCTAGTTCTGCAGGCATCATATTAACTTTATGTTTTGCTTTGAAATCTTTTTCGTTTCCAGAAGCTTTTGAATCCATTTCTTCAGGAGCAGTAGCACTCTTATAATGCGCAGCTCTGTTTTCTTTAATCTTATTATATACTGCCCACTCTACACCTTCTTTTTTAGTTGAGTCATGAAGACCACGTTTATATTCGCCCCGCGCTAAAGCATCTTTTGCTTTCTTAGTATAACCCTGTTGATGCGGCTTCCCAACATGATATACAGGAAGCTTACTATAATCATGACCGTCTTTTTTAGCCAAATGTTTAGCAACTGTCTGTGTATAATAAGCGCTTGATTCCAGATTAAGATCTTTTTTAGGAATTTCAAAAGGTGCCTTCGGAAGAGACACAGCTTTCTTACCTTTTTCAGAAGGCGCAGAAGCTTTAGCAAGTTTTTTCATAAGCGCGGCATTCTTACTTTCAGTTTTATAACTAGCAGTAAGTTTATCTACGGCTTTACCAATATATTTTTGACGATTTTTAGCTTTATCCGTAGCGCGCTGAGACTTAGCATAATGCTTGTACATATCTCTATCTTTATCAGCCATATCACCAGCATCTGCATGTCGCTTAGCTTGTGCTGTTTGCTTTACAGCATCAGGACCAGCTTTCTTAATATAAGAACCTAAAGTTTTTTTATCAAGCTCATTAACCTGTTCAACTTCTTCCTTTATGCCAGTCATCTTTTTCGCATGTGAAATAGCATCAGCAACAGATTTAGCCTTTTTCGTACCACCACCAGTAGCTCCAGCATCATGACTCACATGAATTTGACCACCTTTATGAGAGAACTTAACGGCTTCTGCACCATCTTCGTCATCTTTATGATGAACGAAATGATTATTACCAAAAGAACTTACTTTTAGATTTTTGTGTAATTTAGCAAAACCTGTAGCCGCTGCTTTTGCGCTTTCTTGCATAGCTTCGTCAACCTGTGTACTTACTTCACTACCTTTTTTCTCTTTTTTAGTTTTCATAGTAGGATTAATTTCTACTTCATCTTCGGCCATTTTCTTTTTCTTTGAAGCATTAATAGAATGGCCATGTGCTTCTGAAACAAGAATTCTAAGATTATCTACAGACACATCTTTTTCGATACCGTGCTTAAACATCACATCGTAATGTGTAACATAGCCTTCACCTTCAGTAGTCTCAACGATAGTATGCATACCAGAAATAGGTTGGCCTTTACCCCATTCCGCATGCTCTACATGAGTTGCACAGTCATGTTTGATTGGCTTATCAACTTCCTGACCAGCAGCAGTAGTTACTTTTTCGTTTTTCTTTTTGCGCATCATCGCAAAATCTTTTCCATCGATGTCGCCATCTTTATCTTTGTCCAGCTTATGCTGACCACCTGCTAGTTTTTCGGCCACCTGTTGCATGGCCCGAGCAATATTTTTAATGTCTTGCGTTTTCATTTTAGTTTCCTTACATCCAAATTTGGGCTGCAACTGCACTGGCCGCAACTGCGGTAAAAATCCAGAACAATTTATTAATAACTCCAACGGTGTTAGCGTTTTCGTCACATTTCTTTTCTATAATATCTAGTTTCTCACTAAACTTATTCATCCTAGTCCAGGAATCTTCGCGATATTTATTATAGGCTTCCATTTTTTCTTCGAATCGAGCTAAGGATATCATTGCTTCCGCCATCTTATCCATTTTGTCCTCTATACGTTCTAAACGGGCCTTTGTAGTTTCATCGGCCATTCCTGTATTCCTTTATTTGCATTATTTATATAAGTTACCATTTAACCTTATCTGCCCAATAGGCAGCACTCATTTTACCTTTTGCAATATTACGACCATGACGAGCTTTAAAAGATTTACGTTTTGCCTTCATTTTTGCTGACTCACCTTTTTTAGGATCACCGGCAGTCGAAGCACCTTGTTGACCAAAGCGAATCGTCTTAACTTTATCACCGTCTTTAGCTACTACGATATGAGATTTCGTTGGATGGCTAGGTGTTCCTTTTGGTTTATTATAACCCTTAACACCAGCAGCTTTAATCCTCGGATCTTTTTCTTCGTAGAAGTTTTTAAAACTAATCATTATTTTCAGCTTTCAAATAATCTCTTACTGAATCTATGTAGTCAGTAGCTTTAGTAATTTTATTTTGAACCCATTCAGGTAGATTATCGTTATCACCTAACATGGCATCAAGTTCTTGAGCTGCATCCATCATAGTTTTTAGCTGCGTCTTAGCCATATCACCTTCTTGATCATATTCGCCAGGATCTTTAGCTTCTCTTAACTGTTTAAAAGTTTTCATTTCTTACCTCTAAGAGCATCAAAGGTTCTTTTGACTGCTACCATATCTGCTGCTGCCATACCTTTTTTTCTTTTATCCATAGTTTTAAGTTCAGGACGATGATCTGCTCTATTGCCATCTTTATCTTTTCCTCGAAGAATCTTGGCTGCCGCTGAACTTGCTGCTTTATCATAACTTGCTCTGTTTTTGGTATCGTAGCTTTGCATCGCTTTTGGAGTATCAAGGATTTCATCAACAGATTCTTTTTTGGCTTTTTCGTTCTTAGAAGCCCATACTGCTTTACGCTGTGCATCAGATGCATAGCCTTCTTTTGTTTTAAATGGTCCCTTTGTTACACGATTACGTTTTGGACCCATGTGCATCCAACCTGCATCAACATGTTTTTTCACATCTTTCTTATCAACCTTTTTCGAAACACGAGTAACAGGATGCATGATAGTAGCTTTAGTACCAACCTTAGACATATCGATTGCTTCACCCATAAGTCTTTTCATTGTAGCAACTGCCTTTGTATGAGACATGCCGTGTTTCTTTTTTAAAGCCGCGATACCTTCATCAGAGTTCTTTGTTGGGCCAAGAGTTTTATGGTAATCATCATCTGTAGCTTCTTTAAGGCCGGTTTTAGGGTTATAGCCCATTTGTTTCATCATGAACCCGAACATATCTTTCATATCTTTGCCCTTAGGCTGATGCTTCAAACCTTTAAAGAATTTTTCAATTCTTTCTTGGGCCTTTGGATCATCGGAAATATGAGTTCCCTTTTTAACTGATTCTTTCATATCTTTGACTTTACCATTCTTTAAATGGCGCTTAATGGTTTTACCAGTTTTTGTTTGCATAGTTACAATATGACCACCATCGGGGTGAGGCTTACGATCGATGATTTTCATTTTGTCACGCTGTCCGACAGGAGTATTAGCTTCTCTAAAGTCTTTGAAAGTTTTACCTTCTGATTTTAGTTTACCATCACGATCGCGATCAGCTTTTTCTTTATCCATCCGAGCTTTTTGTAATGGAGATGCTATACGTTTTGCTTGGCCTTGTGGCTCATTATAAGCTTCGCTCTTTACAACCTCTCTGTCGACAGGTACCATACGGATCTTTGTTTTTCCGTCAGCTCCTATATATTTTTCAGGTTTTTTATCTGCTGATTTTACGGTCATTTATTTGCCTCTTACTTTCGCTGCTAGATCTTTGTCTGCTTTTCCCCATGTACCAGATGATTTGGTAACAAATGAATTTACTCTTGCATGACCCCATTGTGATGGAGTAGTACCAGGTCTATGACCTGTTTTCCATGCGGCTACACCTCTATTATAAACCTGACGAAGAACACCTAATGGCATGCCAGTTTTTTCTGCTTTCTTTTTTAAAGAAGCCGTTGCATCTTCTTCTATATAAGATTTAAAACTAATCATTAATCGTCCCCGTACATTTTTCTATATTTTAAGGTATGTTTAGATAATTTTGTTTTTGCTTTTGCATCACCGGGTGCAGGCTTATATGCCTTTGGATCACTATCAGACATTTTGGCCTGTTTTTTAAACTGACGATCTCTTCTGATTTTTTGTGCCTTACTTAAACCAACGTGATATTTTTTAGGCTGAGAACCTGCGCGATTTGCAATTTCAGGATCTTGCTGTTCTTTTGGTACACAATTAGGAACCATTCTGTTCCCTTTCTTTTTCATACCAACTTGTTTATGCGAATCCCAGCATGCATCTTCATTTTTAGCTTTAGCCATTTTAGTAGCAGTAGCAATTTTTACTGATTTCCAATCTTTACCGTAACGTTTCTTAAACTCATTATCTGGTAAATCTTGTGCGTATTTTTCTCGATCTTTTAATTCTTTATCAGTCAATTTTCTTTCGTTCTGGCCAGGAGTCATGGCTTTTGCTTTTTTCGTAGCAGCCGGTGTTCCCTCATCGTGTTGATAAGCTTCTTCAATCTTTTCAACCGCATCTAACCACTGACGTGTTTTTCCGTCTTTTGTTTCTATAATAAGATAATTAGATCCTAAAACAGTTATTGTACCAATTTGATTTGTTTCTTTAATGATAACTTCTTCACCTGTTTCGAACAAGCTGCCTTTAATAAATGCTTCTCTAGTTTCTGATACGGCTTTAAGTTGAATATGTCTTTTAAATTCATTTTGCTCTTTTAACCCCATTCCTTTACGTACAGAATTAAACAGAGCCTTTGCATCTCTATGAGGCATATTATTAGGAAGGCCTTTAGAAAAAGCAGCATAATCGTTTTTCTTTACGTTTTCACGTTGCTTAGATGCTGACATACCTTCAACACCTTCGGCATCAGGATCTCTTGCACCGGCACTTACAATCTTAATTGATTTAAAATTATAAAACCCGTGTCGACCTTTCTGACCATTGTATTTGTTTAATAAGACATCAAATTCTCTGAGTCTATCAGATCCGGCTATCATTGTTACATTTACATAGCCTTCGTTATATAACGCAACAAGAGCATCCATCGGTGTTTTTACTTTTTTATTCACCATAATGCTTCTCGCATGTTTTGGAAACATTTTGCGAGTATGTTTAATTTTATCTGTATATGATAATGGATTTTTGTTTTTATCTTGTGACTGAGATAAAAATACTTTATACGGATTTTTACCAGATTTTGCAGAAAGCGCATCTAACAGTTTACCATGACCAACGGTTGGTGGATTCATTCTGCCAAATGCAAAATAAATCTCACGTTCTTCTTCAACTAAAAACTGACTAAATGAGTTGATCATTATCTTGCACGCTTCTTAGCCATTTCGTCTTTACGAACCTGCGGGAATAATTTTTTCGCAAGCCGTTCAATCTTAGCTTTAGCTGCAGGTTGATCCAAACGTTTTTCGATTTCCTGTCTACGCGCGTAAGTTAATTCGCCTTTTGGAATATCTCTGGTAATTTTCTTAAGCATAGCTTCACGAGCTTTTTTACGAGCACGTTTCTTTAGCTTAGGAGAAGAAGCAATTCTACGAGCTGCACGTTCTCTGCCTATTTTAATCTTAGATTTATACTTCAGCATTTGACGTGCTCTTTTACGGCGTTGCACCATATCAAGAGCTTCATCTACGTTATTACATTCTGGGCCGCAATTGCAATTTTCATTGCATTCGCCATTACATTCGCAATCTGGTCCGCAGTTACACGTAGTTTCTTTTACTGATTCACCAGTATTACCTGTAGGCGTATCTTGTTTTCTTTTCTTAGCTGCCTTTTTGATAATGCCATCTTCGCCAGGCATATAGTCTACAGCCAAAAAATCTTTAAAATCTAATGGTTTTGCCATTTTTATTTTCTTCCCGGTTTGTCCCATCCCTTTAATATATCTTTGCTGAAATTGTTGTATGAAAATTCCATACGATCAACCAATTTAACAGCATCACCACCAAGTGTGTCAATAGCAACAAAGCCTTCGGCTCCGGTTACTTTATATCCATTACGAGTCTTTACAAATGTCTTTGTGTTTTGTAAGTCATTTAGTTTATTTATAAGTTTTAATTTCGCTAAAACGATAACTTTTTGTAATTCGAACATTTTTTGTAGTGAAGTTCTATTAGATGTACTAAAAAAGGATAGTATTTCATCTAGTTTTTTCTGCTGAGCAGCTTTTCCCTTATCAGTTTTTCTTGTATCTATTTCTTTTTGATATCGCTGTTTGATCCAGTTAATGAGGCCAGATACGTGTCGTCTTGTATCTGTAATGACTGTACCCGCTCTGACAAAGGAATTATTGTAGGTTTCAATAAGTTGAGCGAGTGATCTATTATTTTCGAGTTGCTTGAGCGTGGAGCCCGATATCTGGTTAAATAATTTACCAGCTTGCGATAGATACTCATTAACTTCCTCCGTATCTTTTTTTGTCATAGTCAATTTAGTAAGATCACGAAGCATAGCATCTTGTGACCACACGTTTTTAGATTTCTTTAATTTAGATACATCAACACCATAAGATGCTTTCATCGATTCAAACGTTTTACCTATATATGTAGTGTGCCAGACTATCCCAATTTTTGAAGATGTTATTTCTTTTGCAGCATCAGAATCTGCAGGTACCGCATATACGATTGTATTAGGGTGAAATGTAATATATTTCTGACCACTTATAGTAGCTCTTTCCAAGTCACCTGAGCTATACAAGAAGTCACCCTGTACAACTCCTTTAATTCCCAGTTCAGGCAAGTGTTTAAGAGCCAGTTTAAGCTTATCAGCAAGATCACCGCTAGTGTCAGCATCAACATCTGCAGCTGTCTTATAAACTTTGGGGTTCTTATTGAATATCCCTTTTTTCGCAACGAAGAATACTCCATCATTAGGATCGATACCTGCAAAGACAGCAGGGGCACCATCCCACTTAACGCTAACAGATCCATCGTGTACACCTCCTAACATATCGCGTAGAGATCGCAAAGCCATGATAGCTTCTCTTGTTCCTTTTACGCCACCATAAAGAACCTTATCCTCGATATGAGTCATATGAGTATTTTTATTTTCAGTAATATGCTGCTTAAAATTTTCCATTAAGTTGCCGCTACCTTTACATAAGCCGATGAATCGTTTGTTTTTGCGCCTGCTACATTAACTATTTCAGAAATAAAGTCATTTCTTTTGGCGACCTGAGAAGTGTTCATAATAGCATAAGCTATATGAGTTACACCTAAAATAGCATGGATGAAATGAGCTTGGCCTGCTTTTTCTGATATTCCAATTTCATGCTCGTCCTTAGTATAAGTTGGATGAACTTTTTTTACCATTTTATAAAAATTATTTACTAAGAGTTTAGGAGGATTTTTGCTTGCTAATTTTTTAGCTTGATCTTTAAGCATAGTATTAGAAGGCAAGTTTACATTTAAATGTGTTTTTGCCGAATAAGTAATTTGCGTATATCCAGTTCTACCACCTCTTGCGCCTTTCTGAATAATTTCCATATTTAGCGGAGTAAACAAATTAGGTGCTCTTATATCTAATTTACCATTACCATCAAAATAAGCAAAGCCATATTTAGATGTCCAAATACCCTTTCCTGCAGTAGTTTCTAAAGAAACCCCAGAAAATTTATGAGTATCGATACTTTTCTTTTCTATATTATATTCTGATACTTTTGCTTTTAGTTTTAAATTACCTATTTTCTTAAGTGAAATACCTACGATGTCTCTACTTAAAAAGTTTTCTAAGGTTGTTTGATTACATAGAGCTTGGCTTTGATCGCTAATACGTTCGTCGACATCTACTCCACTCTTGACAGCCCATATATCGCCTGGATTCCATTTATCATTCTGCATTGGAGGCAGACCTTCATTCTTTCGGGCTTTTGTTTTTTTTGCATATATAGCATTCATAGTTTTAGAACCACGATGAATAATATGCTCTTTGCTTACATATTTCTTATCTATTAAAGCTTTAGCAGTAACATATCCAGATTCGTGCCAAGATGCATCTAAAACAGAATATCTTTCAAACGGTACATCAACATCAACTTTATCTTTATAATCGGCTAAAGTTTCTACTGTAAAATGCGAGAATGGTTTACTAGATCCTTCTCCAAGCATCGCTGCTATGTAGATACATTGTAAAGATTCTGCATCAGCAGTTTGGCCAGTCATGCCCTGACCTTTGCCTTGACCACCAAATAAGGCAGACTTACCAATTTTAAGAGAAGAAATTATTGTACCGTTTTCAAGTTCAAGTTTAAAATCTTTTTCTGTGTTATCGACAAACGCAGTAATGGAATCTAAATTATTTTTTGTATTTTTTATTTCTAAATCTTTGCCGTTAATATCTGGAACTGGACTACCTGCTTTAATCGCATTTTTAAGAATATCAGTTCTAAAATCAGTAGTACGAGCTTTCACTTTTTCCCACTCAGTACGATTCATTGCACTAAACATTGATTTCTCCAGTATAAATGATTTAAATCTGAGCATAGTATCCTCTTGAATATAATACGTATCTATTTATACTAAAAAATAAAGGGGCAATTTTGCCCCTTAAGTGTACTCCAACTTATCTATGTAGATCCTATTTCGCTTTTGTAGGACTCTATATTCATATTGATCATAACCAGAATCTTTTAGATCTTGATTAAGATTGTTCACCCATTTTTCATATTCATCAATACGATCACCGGGTTCAAGAACCCCTAACAATGAGGGGTTCTTTTCATCATTTATAATTTTCATTATGCAAATTCTTTTTTATACTCATGCGCCAGTTCGACAGCATATTTAATTGAAGGCCAGTCCCCAGCCTTACGTACTGCAGCTCCAATTTTATATCCAAATGCTATAGCATCTTCTGGTTTTTTAAAGCTACTACAACCCTTACCATTCCACTGTTTAGGACCAGGAGGATAGTTATCAGTAAAAAACCTCGTAGCATATAAACCAGTATCGTTTTTTACATAAGCATTAAATTTTTGGACGTTACCATCTTTTGCAGTAACCATATAACTTCCTGAATTTGTGTCTTTCATAATATATCTCCTCAAGCGGCAGTAGCGAATTCTACTGCCTTGTTAGCGGCGTTGATCTTACGCCCTTGATTGTAACCGAACCACTGGTTATTCAAACGACTCTCTGCACTACGACCTTGAACGTGGTCAGTCATATATGTAACAGAGTTAAATGCCTGCCACCAAGTTCCTTGACCAAACTCTGCACCAGGCTGAGTTTCGATATTAGAAGCTGCTAGCTGAGCTGTACGTGACAAATCTTCGAAAGCTGAAACAGTACGAGATTCACGATGTGGGAATACTTCGTTATAGTATTGAATTAGTGATTCTGTGTTATAACGACGAGTTGACAAGAATTCTGCCATCTCTTTGTACTGTGCAAACTTTTCAGAAGCAAGTCCCATTTGCTCTTTAACCATATCAGCATCGAAGACTGAACGATGGCCAACTTTTACAAAGTTTTTAGACTTTGAATTTAGAGAAAATGTGAGCGTGTTATTGCATACAACACGAATGGGAGTAAAGCGAATATCAACAGCTTTACCATATTGGTGAGGATTGCTAAACAAAAGATAGGAGTCAACTTGGTCTTCGCCGAGAATAGTGAAAGACTCTTTGATTTTTGCGAGAGCGAATACATTTTTTCCATCCTTTAAAGATCCTGCTACATTCATTTCCATATCACCGGCCATTACGAAATCTGAGAAGAATTCGAAAGCTTGTGTATTTTGTACTGGATTCCAGTCGTCACCGACCATATCTAAAACTGAACCGTCAGAAGAACGAACCAAAGCTTTTTTACCAGGAATTTTTACACCTGATACTGTTTGTACTTCTTCTTTTTCGACTTCCCAATCAAGACCAGCTTTTTGCATCATCTGTTCGGGAGTCATGTCATTGCGTACTTCAACGCCAAGACCATGCCAAGGTACATCGCCAACGTATGCGAGTTGAGCTTGACCGTTAATCATTTCTACTTCATGTGCCATAATATAATATCTCCTTTTGATAGGTATATACTACATCATTGCGAAATGAATGTACACAAAAAAGCGCCGAAGAAATGAATTTTTTTTAATTAATCGTAATGTCCACCTAATACGGCTACAGTTGTTATTTCTCTATTATAAGCTTCTGCTTCTCGTTGCTTATAAGCCGCTTCGAATCCAGCTAAACCGTATTCGTTTCTTTCAGTGTTACCCCATAATCTTTTCATATAGCTATCGTATATCCTTTCTACCACCTTATCGCTTTCATTAATATTAATAAGATGACCTTTTACTAACCAATTTAAACGATTAGCTTCTTTACGAACGAAAGGTGAACACATAGCACAACTCCTTTTTTGAGATATGCTATCTATAAAATGATAGCGCTGACTGTTGCGCTAACAAAAAAATATTTTAATCTGATAGTGGATTATCGAGAGCTTCTTGTAATGTTTCTCTTAGACTATTGTCAAGTCTATCCATTTTTTCTTCAAGATCTCTGACGGTTTCTTTCATCACATTACGTACATCTTTTTCAGATGCCCTTACTGTAGCTTCAACCTCTCGAATAGAAGAAGTTACGTCTTTGCTTTGCTGGTTCAGATCATTACGAACACCAGCAAGTGTCGATTCTATAGAAGCCTGAGTATCTTTGACTCTGCGTTCAGAACCATCTACTTTGTCTTCCATGCGATCAATGTTAGCTTCAAGTTTGAGAATGTCATCTCTCAAACCAGATTTGATATCTCTTGTATAATCTATGGCTTCATCGAGCTTGGTTTCAATTACATTATTGCGAGCT